CAGAAGAATATCTCGAAGAAGTATTAGAAAACTTCATTGAGGATTTACAGGAGTGTGTAATTGAAGATGAGGATGTAGGAGACCCTGAGAGGGAGAGATAAAAATAATTAAGAAATAATTAAGATAAAAAAATTATGAGTAAAAAATTAAACACAATTAAAGTATCAGGAGGTGGCGATTATGCAAAGGTTGCCGAAAGGTTAAAGGAGTTTCATAAGACTTATAAATCAGGTCGGATTGAAACATCTTATAATCTAACGGAGTCAATGATTTGTTTCAAAACAATCATAACTCCTGATACAACTAATCCTGATAGATTCTTTACTGGACACTCTTTAGGAAAACTGACAGGAACGAAAGCATTTGAAAAACTGGAAACAATATCTGTTGGAAGAGCATTAGCATTCTTAGGACTACTTGCAGACGGAGAAATCGCATCTTACGAAGAAATGAGTGAGTATGTGATTGAGGAAGGAGAAAAATCAGCTGAGAAGTTTGAAAAGATAGAGAAACTAAAAAAAGAAGCAGATAAGATTAAGGACATAGATGAATTAAGAAAGTTCTATGCTAAAAACAGAGGAATAGGAAAGGAGTTTGATGATTTCATAGTCAACAAAAGCAAAGAGTTAAAAGAAAAAAATAAAGATGTAAAAAAAGAAAAAAAATGAAGATATACAAAGACATAAATCAAGGAAGTCCTGAATGGTTTGAAATAAGAGTGGGGAAGGTGACAGCTTCCCACGCTCAAGCCATAGGGAACAATGGAAAAGGATTAGATACTTACCTCTTAGAGGTAGTATCTGAGATGTTTTCATCAGCCCAAAAAGACCAGTACAGCAACGAGCATACTGAAAGAGGAAATGAGTTAGAGCCATTAGCAAGGTCAATGTATGAGTTGCAGGAAAATGTAGAAGTTGAAGAAATAGGTTTTGCTGAATACAATGACTTTGTCGGATGCAGTCCTGATGGACTTGTAGGAGACGATGGGATGATTGAAATAAAATGCCCTGATGATAAAACATATTTCAATTTACTAATGAACGAAAATATAGATAGCAGTTATATTTGGCAATGCCAAATGAATCTGCTAATTCTAGAAAAAAAATGGTGCGATCTAATTTTCTACAACCCTAATTTTGAAAAAAGTATGAAGATATTTAGATTAAAACCAGATAAAGAAATGTTCAGTAGATTGAAAGAAGGTTTTGCAAAGGCAGAAAAAGAAATAATTAGAATGATAAGTAAATATAAAGAAATATGAACAAAGAACAAACAAAAGAATATAAGATAGAAGTAACACCAACTATATTCCACATTACAGTATCAAGTGGAGTATATTCTGATTATGAAGAGGATCATTATTTTTTAAGAGCCAATTCTCCCGAAGAAGCACAATTATTCTTTAAGAAATACTGGAAAGATATTAAAGAAAGTGATAATTATACTACTTGCCTTATTTTTGAAAATGGAGAACATTATAATCCATTCAACAAAGAAGACCCAGATTGGGAGACTGCTTATGGAGATGCGGCTAATGTTTTTATTGAAATGATGCCCTTAATATATTTTCACGATTACAGAATATAAATAATTAAAATAAATAAAAATATATGAACAAACAAAAACAAAAAAATTGTAAAAAAAGTTGTGAAAGATGTGGTTACGAAGGAAAAGTAAAATACAGAGAAAGATGGAATAGAGTTTTGTGTGAACAGTGTAATTTGGATTATGATAATCCTTCGCAGGAAGGATTAGAAAGTAGAATAGGAATAAATTTTTAAAAATATGATAACAGAAGAAATAATAAACATATGAACATAAATAAAATAATTTTAGTAGGGAAGGTTGTATCGGACATAACCTTCTCAAAAACAGAGACAGAATCCTCAATGGCAAGATTTACACTTGCTACTAATAGATTTTTCAAAGGAAAAGACGGAGAAAGGAAAACTGATACCTGTTTTCACAATATGATAGCGTGGGACCTGATAGCAGAGACGATAGCAAAGTATGTAAAGAAAGGAGATGAATTAGGCATCTCAGGTAGATTAAATAATAAGTCAGTCAAACAGGAAGACGGAAGCTATAAAAATTATAGTCAAGTAGTGATAGAGGAGTTCTATTTTGGAGATAATAAAAACAAAAAAGAACAGCCAGAGGCAAAAGAGATAGACGATGAAGCGATAAACGAAGCGTTAAGGGATATTCCTTTCTAAGAATTAAGTTAATAATAAATAATATGAACAGAGAAATAAAGTTTAGAGCAATATCAAAGGAAACAAAAAAGTTTGTATATGGAGATGTAGACCAATGTGATGGATTCTGCACAATATCCAATACAACAAAGATTAAAGATAATGAATATGTAAGATTTTCTCACATTGTTATTCCTGAAACAGTAGGACAATTTACAGGATTGAAAGACGAAAATGGAGTAGAGATTTATGAAGGAGATATTGTTAAAACATCAGAAAATTATCCCATAGATAATTTGGAACCTATAACCAATGAAAGTATTATCGCAGAAGTTATTTTTAATAGAGGTAGATATTGCCTTGCGACAGGAACATTTACTTCTACTTTAATACCTGAAATGTGTGAAGTAATAGGAAACATTATAGAAAAAAAAGGAAAAAGAGTTAAATAATTAAGATAAAAATATGGCAATAATACCAAAATTAAAAGGAATAGTATCAAACGGGAATATCTTCCTTGACTATAACGATAAGATAAAGCAACAGAAATGGCTACAATCACTCAACGGGAAAAGAATTGAGATGATAATCAGACCATTTAGAGCAAAGAGGACAATCCCGCAAAACGCTTATTACTGGGGTGTGGTTCTTAAAACAATATCAAAAGAAACAGGATATACATCAGAAGAGCTACACGAGTTCTTTAAGAGAATCTTTCTTAAAAAAGAAATAGTAATCGGCGGTAAAGTTTATGAAACATCAATTAGCACCAGAAAGCTAAAAAAAGACCAATTTTCAGAATATATTGAAAAAATTAAAGGATTTGTATTTCTAAGATTAGATTTAGTAATTCCTGAAGCTGGAGAATACGAACCTGACGGATTTATAGTTGATGAAGATATAGATGAAATAAAAATTGAAGATATACCATTTCTTCTATGACGATAAAGAGAGTAACAACAATTTGGGCAGGGCAAGTGGCTGTCCGCGAGAAATACATAAAACAAGCCAAGAAGCGGAAACAGGATTTAGAAATAATCGTGGGCAATCAGATAATGTTTATAAAGGTCGGCGATTTAGATTATAAGGTAAGAAGAATATCAGAACCCATACAAGATAAGTTCTCCTCAGGAACATACAGACTATGGTATTTTAACTGGAATCCAGAAACAAAAGAGGAAGAAGAAAAGAGGATGTGTGGGTATTAGATATAAAAAATATGAATAAACAACATTATAAATCAGTGTTTGAAAATGAGCAAGAATTATTAATTGAAAATAATTATAAACAGATAAAAGAATTTTTATGCAACCAAAATCAGCTAAACAAAAAGGAAAAAGAGGAGAAAGTGAAGTTTGTAGAAGAATAGAAAGGGCTGGATTAGGAATGGCGAGAAAAAGTGCTGGCTCTGGCAATGGGAATAGAGATAAGGGAGATATAGTAACTGCTAATATCCCATTTCTTATAGAAGTGAAAAATCAGAAAACGATAAAGTTTCAAGAGTGGATTAAACAAGCAAAAGAACAAGCAAGAATTGGCAATTCAGACCCGAATAAATGGTGCCTAGTAATAATAGACCCTTCAGGAGTCCAATCACCCGAAAGAATGGAAATATATGCCACCATAGAATTAGATGAGTTTCTGGGATTATTAAAAAGGTCGGCTAATCCCAGAATAAAGGAACCAGATAAAGAAATGGCAAGATTACTTGAAAGAGCAAGAGAGTTTTGTAGAAGATTAGAAAAAGATGAAACAGATGTTTATTCTTATAAAAGATTCAAAATGTTAGCAACAGAGATAATGAAGAAATTAGATTGTTGACAAATGAAAAAAGTGATATAATAAATACATATCTATATGAACAAAGAACATCTGTTCGTAAAAATAATGATAGCAACTCTGTTTTTTGCGGGACTACTTATAGGATTAGTAATTAGTAGCGGTAAAGAGTGTCCAGAACATCACAACAGAAAAGACAGCTTTTTGACAACATATAATAGTCCAATTCTAATCAA